TGTCCGCCATCGTTGAAATCTCATGTGCTAACGCTGCTTTCTGATCTTTATCTTCAACAAACTTATCTAAAAGCCCTGTTACAGGGCCAATGAGTGCGTTAAGTAGAGCCATAGTGCCTCCTTATTTTTCACACTTACAAATATTAATTCCAAACTTAGAAAGAATCCAAATAACAAATTGTTTGACCTTGGAATAACACCAAATAATTAATTCTTGAACAACTTCTACCGACCAAATTAAAAGATCTAAAAATTTTTGTACGACTCTTTCCAACATGTTGAAAGACATAAGAATCTCCTTAAAAACTAACAACCGTTAAATTTTGTACCTTTGATCGCGGCTCCCGCTCCACGCATAGTCATACGCTTTACAGTGTCTCCAGCCATAGGTGCATCCGCAGTTTTTCCATAGGGAATACGACCTTGATCTTTAATGTCGGCATACTCTACTGCTTTTGGTGGATTAGATGGGGCAGAACCCATAAACTTTACTTTTGATTTCATGCTGGTCTCCTAAAAGGGTTAACGTAAGGTCTGTTTCCAAGCTGCTCTCTTTCCATCCGGGCCTCTACAAAAGCTTGATACGGGCTAATAACGGGTTGTGGATTAGAAACTCTATTTAAATAACTATCGTACGCCGTCCGATACTCCGGACTACTCAAAAATTGTTGCGCTATCGGGTTTTGAACAGGAGCTTCTGTAACGGGTTCCTGAGCTACCGGTTCAACGTTTGGTGTGGGAGTAGACAGATTAAGTCTTTCTCGTATAGCCGGATCAGCCAACATAGACATTATACCGGAGTTAAAACCACCCCCTTGTACAACAGCTGGAGCTCCTCCCGAAGTTGCAACAGCTATCCCAGAACCCTGCATAGGACCTACATCCATAGCTTGAGTTGGAGTCATAGGAAACCTTCCTTCTCTAGGGGGCGGAGCCGGAGTATCTACTTTTTTAAATTGCCCACTTTCTACCATTTGTGGGATCATTGACCTAAGCGCTGAACTAAACATAATTATTTTCCTCTTTCTTCTAACAATTTAACCCGAACTTTAAGGTCATGAATGTGCCCCAACATCTCCTCTTTAAGCTCTTGACGCGCAAATGCATTGCCAGGACTCGGAACAATCACGCCCTGAGGGCTTATCAACTGCATTTGATTGGCACGAATTAATTGAATGTCTGACGTGATCTCACCAATGCTAGAAATGACCCACCACATCGCAGCCAGTAAAACTGGAACTAAACTTGCAAGCGCCTTAGATAAGTCAAAATCCTTCATTTCATGCGATTAATCATGTCAAACAACGTCTTAACTTTTTCTTCTAGACTTTTAACTCTAGCGGTAATTTCAGCTCGAAAAGCAACCGCAATAGCCGCAACAGCTATTAACCCAGACACAATTGGCCAAATTTCCATAAAGTCATTCATTAATTAGACCTTTGTTTCAATAGCTCACGTTCCATAGCAGATTGTATTCTAGCAGCAGTTTGAGACTCTTGTGATTGCAGCCGTTGCTGGAATTGATCTTTTCGAGCCTGAAGAGCTTGAGCATCTAAGTTAAGTTTTTGAGCATCTAACTGAGCATCGTTCTGTTCCGCCTGAGCTTTAAGCTGTAATTCAGTTTCTTTCAACTTGACCAACGGATCAGGCTGACCTGCTCCAGATAACTGACCAGACAACTGTTTAACTTGCTGCATACCCTCTGCAACAAACTGAGCTACCAATTGATCAATTTGAAGCATTTCTTCCTCTGGAGAAACTGCTTGTCCTGTCTGTGCTCTTTGTTGAGAATAAGCGGTGATCGCCTGTTCTTGTGCTGCAATTTTTACATGCTCCATCACATGTTTTTGTAAAGCCATAGCTACCGGAGGCAGTGAGCCAACCATTGGACTAGAACCAAAAACCAAGTGCGCCATAATATGAGATTGATGATTCTGACCCTCAAAGGCTTTCAAAGGAAGCATATCTAAGGAATCAATATTTTCTTGTGCTGGATCAATAGGAGTAGGCTCTTCTTCAGGAACCGATTTCATAATTCTATCGGTATCCGTAACACCCAACGCCTCATACATATCACGATAAACTTCGTGCATGTTGTGTAATTCCGGTGCAGCACCCGCCAATTGTAGTTTTGTTTGCGCTAGTACAATACGTTGCGCCTGACTGAATACGTTAGGGTTACTTACCGGAATCACATCCACTCTATCATCAAAATCTTGGCGCATAACACTTGCATCTGCGCCTTGAACAGCGTATGGATATTCTTGCGGTAAACTTTCACTCATCACACGGGACAAGATCTTAAACTCCTGTCTCATACCGTAATGCAAACGTTTATGCACGGCACTCATTACACGAGAGCCTTGCTCCATCATCGCAATTGTAGTTCCTACCGCCGCACTTTGATTACCATCACCAACCTTTAAATCAGTAATCGTAGCAAACCGCTGACCCGCTTGAACCACAAAACCTAACAGTTGAAACAATGTCTGGTCTGGACCCTTAAAAGGTAAAGGCATGAGGGAGTCACGGATGGCACCGCCCGGAGCGTCCACATCTCTAAATTCACCGGGCTGGAGTGGATCATCGTCGTCTCGGATACGAAGTCCTCTGGCTTTAAAACCAGCAGGCAGGTTGGACAAAGTACCCGCATCGATCAATTGTCTCAACGCGGCAGTAGCCGTCCGTGACAAACCGCCAATAGTGTGAATAAGTCCTAAGCCGTAAAAACCAAAACCGGGTAAAAATTTAAAGTGAGTAAAGTATTGAATTTTTTTCTTTAACTCATCCTCTTCCCGATAATTACGTCTAATAGATAAAACTTCACCATTGTCTTCTGAAATCGTTACGATGTAGGGAACCTTGATTCCCGTAGGTTCCCCATCTTCTCCAACCTCTTCGTATCCTTCTAAATCTAAATCAACGTGACACTCTAGTAGCGTACAGTCATAATCAATTTGAGAAGGCTCTACACCATCAATCTTGTTTATCTCTTCGGTTACGCCGCTAATTTCTGACTGCGCCGGAATAACATCAATATCCCGATAAAAACCAGCGATCTGTTTTTTTCTCAAGTCATTAAGACTCATTCTAAAAACTTGCGTAATGTTTGGACACGTATCCAAATCAGCCGTCTCATACGGAACAACTAGATTCTCCGCTGGGACAAACTTAGATACCGCACGACCCATCGTCTCATCATAGTAAGTCTTCTTAAAGGTCGAACCCGCCAATGGCAAATAGAACAACATCTGGTCCATGTCCGGCGTGTAATCTTCCATCACATCCGTGATGTAGTAATTCATAAAGTTTTTTACACGCTTCGCCTGACTAACCTTCTCCCGCGTCTCTTTGCCCATCACCACTGTTCGAACAGGACCACCCGCGGGTAGTAATTCGTTAAACGCTTGCGCCTGAAATTGTGTCGCGGCTTCGGCCAACAAAGGATGAGTCACGGACGACGCGCCTTGGAACGGTTGCGTTCGCTCCTCGTAAGAAAAACCAAGCAGTTCTAGTCCGTCCGCGTAGGCCTCTTCCCATTCTTGACGACTCGCTTTGTTCGCATCAAACTCTCCCAGTAACTCGCTGGCAATGCGTTGTAATTCTCGGTCTGGAATATCCTCAGCAAGATTATCGTAAAAATCACCACCGCCTTCACGCTCATCCATTGGTTCAAAATCAATTGTAACGCCCCCATCGTCGTCTTGTTCAATCTCAATTTGTCCAACGTCTTCTGCTTCAATCATCGCTTGGACCGTGTTCCGTGAGCCGGGGAGCTCTAGCTCTAGTTCGGCATCCAAATCCGCTTCATCAAGTTGCGAAGGAATCGCATTTTCCATGAAGGTTCCAAAACCTTTTGTAGCTTTCGCCATTTTTTATCCTTTAGACTTTTCTTGTTGCTCGTGTCTTACCTCTAACAGCGCAACCGTCAATACTTTTACGAGCCGATTTCCGCGATGCACGGACCGCGCCACCCGATTCCATTTTTTTAACTGCACCACCTTTAGACATAGTAATTTGAGAAGGAACATCTACGGTAGGTAATGAGTACTTAGGTTTTGAAGTTGGAGTTTTTTTTCCTCCTGTCGAGCTAGGGGTAGATGCCAAAGCTGCGGCTGCGGCTGCGGCTTTTGTGTTATTTTTTTTGGAGTTGTTTAAAGCCTTCTTTGCAGGTTTAGAAGCTAGTTTAGAAGCTACGGATTCTTCCACTAAACCACTTCTATTCTTTTTATCCATAGCTAGAAGTTTTTGATACGCCTCTCCTGCTTTTTTGCCGGCCTTATCTATACCCTTTCTCACGCCTACTTGTTGAAGTTGTCTAGGCGTTTTTGTTTGAGCAACAACTTTTGTTGCTTCACTTCTAGTCAAACCTTTTTTTATCAGTTGTCTTATTAAAGCTGCTGCACCAACTTTGGCTAAGTAAAGAGGTAGGGCCATTAGATTGTCCTTATTATATGGAGCAAAGTGTACAAGGGTATTCGCGCAATCGTACTATATTAGTAATATACCCGTACTCTAGCAGAAGTTTCATCATTTTCCCAACTATCCGTCGGTAATTGAACAAAATTTCCTTGACGATACCGCATTAAGGCCTGTGTCATACTGTCCACCAAGTCGTCATATTCACCGTTTGGAAAGGCCGCAACCTCCTCAATCAACTCGTCCGCGAATACTTCGTCGGGGACCCAGACCATTCCAGCCTCAAATAACGGCGAAACGCTATGTACCCTCGACACTTTGTCGTTACCTTTACTCGGTGTGAAGTTTACAACCGGTATACCCATGTTCCGTAGCTCGTGAGTCAAGGGCAAACCACTCGCCTTCGCCTCCACAATGACGGTGTCGGGGTCCCAGAACTTATAATTCTCCAAAGCCACCTCTTTTAGCTCTGGAAAATCCCATCGACCCTTCTTGCTGTCCAAAAGTATGAGCCCCGGCTGCCCCGATTCGTTAGGATAAAACACGCCCCAAGTCGTAATAGCCGAAAAATCCGACGTTTCCCGCTTGGTAAACGCCGTATCATAACTCTGAATTACAAATTGTAGGTTAGGGACCGTATTTTTTTCCCATTTTTTCCACCACTCGCGTGGAATTATGGCGTTTTCCTCACCCGTCGGGTTCTGCTGGTACTGCGCGTTCCATTTGCTAGGAGGAATCGACGCTTTGACAGAAGTCAGATCCTCCAAACTCCAGTATTCCGGCCAACACGGCTTACCATCATCAAAAATAGCCGGTAATTCCACGACTTCCCACTGATCGGCCAACGGATCTTTAGCCATCGCCCTCAATAATTGACCCGTCATGTCCTTCTCCGACCACCGAGTCTGCACCAACACAATACTCCCACCCGGCTGGAGCCTCTGACGG